TGCAGCAATCCATTCCTCTGGACTTCCACTCTTTTCAAAGCGGGTATAAGCATCGACAACTTTGCTCTTCGGGGATGTCGAGGACTTCGCAGCTCCTGCTCCAAATGGGGAAGATGATGGACTGACTTTCAGTCTATTCCCCACCGCAGGTTGCTTCTTGATCCTCGCTCCTCCGTTGATGGAGTTGGCGGCGTGTGCCAGGATGTATTCGATTTGGTAGCCAATTTCAGGAACTTGTTTGCGTAGCTTTTCGATAAGCGGGTCAGACACTAAACTTCGGAATTGTTTCCCTACGACTGAGGTTTCATCCTTAATGTCGGGAACTTCTTCTTCTGCGGCTGCGATGTATTGACCTTTCAGTTGCTCTAGTTGGGCGATCTGCTGGAGATGCGCTTGCTGGGCAGGTAAGAATTTAGTCAACGCCTCGCGGGAGTTGCGGTTAGCTTTACGAATCTGCTGCTTGGTGAACTCCTTGTCTCCAACTAAGATTATATCCTCGGCGCGATAATCTTCGTATTCCTCCAGTAGTTCATCTGTTGTTTCAAGGGTTCGCTCAAGCTCTTGATATTTCGCTTTCAAGTCATCAAATGACTGGATTTCACGAAATGGATTCTCGTCTTGAGGGACTTCCTTGACTGCTGGTTGAGATTGAATCTTCTCCTCCAAGGCTTTCTTCTGAGCGGTTAGCTCGCCAATGCGTTGAAGCAATCGGCTCTTACCTTTTTTGGCTAAGGATTGAATCTGTTCAGCCGTCAACGACAGTAGATCAATTTCACTTTCCTGCTCCTCCTCCTCTTCTTCGGCTTCTTCCTCGGGTTCGGCTTCCTCTACTTCAGCGGGAATTTCTTCCTCATCGGCTTCGGATGCTTCTTCTTCGGGTTGTTCCTCAGATTCAGGTTCGGGATTATGTCTTGCCGTTCTCTGAGCTACAAGCTCTTCAAATGACAGGTTGGACACTGATTCAATAGCTTCAGCGGTAGCTTCTGGATTACTCATAATTAAAACGCCATTTACGCTCGGCGGTGCGAGTCGAGAAAAATTAATCATAATTTCCAAACAATGTCAACAAGCAAGATAAATTTGTTAAAGATTTTTCTTGCGTTCTGAAAAGTGCTGTGTAAATTCGCGGCGACGAGAGGTCGAATTCATCGTTGTAAATTTTGCTCCATTAATCATGGTTTGGAGTTAAGGGCTAGCACAGGTATTTCGACCTCCTTGTGTTAGTCCTTTTTCTTTGGGCTAGATTAAGCAAATAACCAACAGAACAATGAATACAGAATCAGAAACACCAAGAACAGATAACGCATTTAGTCATGACGGCAACTGGGACACAAAAGCGTTACGAATGGCGAATCTCGCACGCCAACTAGAGCGAGAGCTAAACGACGTGACGACAGAACGCAACAATCTCGACGCGAGTTTGACGGCTGCGATAAGTTCCTCCAATGCGCGACATTTTGAGTCGATGGAACATGAAGCTAAAAGCAAGCAACTAGAGCAAGAGCTTAACGAGGCGATGGCAGCACTGCGGAACTTGACCGACGAGATTGGCAGGCATGAGGGCGCAAGCATGATGCACCCACGCCTGACCAGAGTTATTGCAGTAGCGAAAAAACTAACCACAGAAACAAAATGAAAACATACCGAACAATACACATCCTATTTGCCGACGAAGAACCAGCAGCGGCATACAGTGACGAATCCATAGCGCAAGTAATGTTGGAGCGTTGCGAGGAATGGCAGCAGAAGGAGCTAGAGATCGGCAGCGACTACGTTGTGGAAGCAATCAACGCTTACGAGTATCGTGACAAAAAACTAGCTCATAATGCTGCTCATCCGCTTGATCCAAGCTATGTGAACGCGCAATACTACGGACTGAAAACAGTTCTTTTATACGAGTGATTCACAGAGACAAGAAACCCGTAGAGATTAAATTTCCCTACGGGTTCTTGGAACACAGAACGCTGAAAACACACAGCGAGAAAATAAAAGCAGAATAGCGACGAATGTCAATCTTCTTTTTTCAATAGAGTCAAAAGCTCGTCCAGCGTAGCAACACTGCCGACGATCTTCATAACTTCGTTTGGCTCTACGCACTGGCGCAGGTCACCAAAAAAACGCTCACGCTCATCTCGGATGAACTGGATGATAGCTTTGAACTCATCACGGTCGGATAGAGCTTCGATAGCTTGGACAATAGTTGGCTTGGGTAGTGGTGTCATTTACGTTTTGCTTTCTTTTTTGGAGTGCGAACCATCTTGATTTCAATTTCAACGTAACCTTTGCCTTTTTTGCCGTATTCTTTTCCTTCGTGACCACAACTGTTTGATTTACCTTTTTTCATATTATTTACGTTTAGATTTATTAGCTTCACTTAAAGCGATGGCGATTGCTTGCTGGCGACTCTTTACTACTGGAGCTTTCTTTGGACCTTTAGGGTCTTTGCCAGAGTGCAACGTGCCAGATTTATATTCGCGCATCACCTTGGATATCTTGTTTGACTTAGATTTTTTCATGATTATTTCATTGACTTGCTTCCCTTGCAACGCCATTTGCGGCGACTTAAATTGTTGGGCGTATTAGGATCATTTTGTTTGGCTTCTGGCAAGCCTTTTTTAATCCCGTAGCTTCTAGCGCAATAACTTGAGCCTTTTGCCGTGCCTGGACGAATACGATCACCACCGTCAGCAGCTTTACCAACTTGACCATATTTGATCGTTTTCTTCCGCCCAGTCGCAGGATTGGTGACTACTTTCGTAAAACGCTTTTCCATCACTTCATCTTTCGCTTGATTTTCCGCTCCTGCTTTAGCATCTCTTTTGTTGGTTTTTTGCCAGAGCCTTTAGCATCGCGGATATTATCCCACATTCCTCGCTGAGAGAGAGAACCGTCTGCGCGTTTGATTAGTTTCTTCATTGCTCCATTCCTTGTGTTGTTACGCCACCCATTTCAGCAGGTGCCGTTCCGATGCGTCCAATCTCAGCGTTCTGAGCCTGTTGTAGCTGGAATTGGTACTGACTGGCATATTTCTGCAAGCGAGCAGCAAAAGCCTCGTCCTGCTGCGCTCTAGCGGCAACATCGGGCTGCTGAACGTATGCCTGAACCATCTGCATGGCAATCTGCGCTCCGTTTGGTTGTGCAGGAACTTCGATGCCAGAGAAGATCTTGGAAAGGTCATCTGTGACGTTCTTCGCAATCTTCTGTTGTGCTTCCTCCACTGGTTGCAGAACGTAGTCAGCAAAGATTGGATTGATAGAAGATGCAGCGAACTCTAGTAGTTTGTTTACATCGAGGATGCCATTGCGATCCAGTTGGACAAGAGATACCATGTTTTTCAACTGAGTCTCTGCTGTTTCTGGATCACTTGCCAAAGAGTCAAACGATACCATGATTGAATAGTTCTCATCGGGACTACCCTTGGTCATCACTTGTGGATTGGGATTCCCTGTAACTTGGAAGAAGATTTCATCAGGACCCATGCGTTGATACAGCTTCCATGCCATTGTGAGAACGTCTTTAACGTGGTCAAGGAACTTACCAATATAATACTGCTGACGTGCAGTGGATAGCGGATTTGTGAGATCCAGTCCGATAGCACGGTCGGCTTGTCCACGCATGGAAAGCTCGCTTTCTACAGAGCCGTCATCTCGCGGAGGAATTGGACCAAATGCGATTTCACCTAGTCGGCGATATGGCACTCTGCGTCCAGGACCCCAATCCGATGGTGGGCGACCAGCAGGGTGCATAATCGGAGGCAATGTTGCCAAAGACGCACGGTCGATACGACTATCACGCTCGGTCTTGATTTGCATCTGAGGACCACGGAGAATATCTGAGAATGTCTGCACCTCATACATCCGCTTCTGGTCGTTAGCTAACCGAGTTACCACAAATGGGTAGTCATCGTAGCCGTTGAGAAGTTCATGCTTGGCATAGCCGTCTGTTTGCGGATGGAACACAGTGCAGTAAATGCCCTCAGAACCATCATCCTCGTCGATTAGACGCTGATATGCATAGACCACCATGACAAGATCGTTGTCATCAGTGATTGGCAAACGAGTCTGAGTCTTTACTTTCTCGCCATCGAGATACATGGAGTCTTTACCACGAAGGGTTTCGATAGCGTTATCTACCCATTTACGATCCCATCCTTCGTTAGTCACCTTCTTCTCAAGCTCTTGAGCGGTGAGAAATGTTCGCCAGAACATGTATGGTGCGCGTTGTGGGTCTGAGATATAAGATGGGAACATTACCTCGCCATCGGGAGCGCAAGCATAGACTACTGGGCAGTCAACAGTTTGGCGTGACAGCGGGATTTCAGCAACACCCATCTTGCGTAGGTCTTTGATTGCTTTCTTCGCTCTCTTAGCAGAAAGGTCAGGGAATGAGTCTTGAATCAACTCAAGCAACATCTCGTCATCTTGCTCGCTGAGGATCAACTCCACAAGATCGGGCGATGCTTGCTGGATTTGCTCTAAGCTAACGCTTTGCAAGTAAGTGCGCTTCTCACGATTCCAGCCAACGTAGGTAACCATGATGCCCTTCTCCATGAGATAGTTCCCGCCAAGTTCCATTTGACGCTTAAAGTCGGGAATGTAGGATGCTCGCATCCATTTTAGGAAGCCAGAAACTACCGCCGCTTTCGGCATTGCTGCCATAGACGTTGGGAATGCTTTGATGTGAGAGCGAGATAACGCTTGGTCAAACAACGCAACATACATGTCGATGCGCTCGCCAACTACGTTCACCTCTTGGTCAGATGCGCCTTGCCACGGAAAAGCATTAGCTCCGTTCTTGCGTAGGTCATCCGACTTGCCATCCCAGATGTTTCTACGGTCGTTGTAAGAGCGTAG